CCTACATACGCTTGTTCGCCCGTATGTAAACTCTTCTTAAGCGTCTTGTTCTCTTCAGCAAAACGTCGAAGTAGTCCTATAGCTTCTTCGCGTTCTCGCAACGCCGATTCTTTAGCACGGCGTTCGTCGTGCCAAACTTTCTTCAGTTGCTTGGCTTTCTCTTTGGAGAAATTCTCAAGCTCATCGTCAGCATCAAGTTCTTTAACGATGTCTTCCGGCATTGGTTCCCGGCCACGGTCTTCCTCCGGGGTATCGTCTTCAACTTCAATTTCAAAATCGTCTTCTAACTCGGCCACGTTCTTGTCGGTTGCCATGATTAATTTCCTTATGAACGACTAATGCCACGCGGGTCATCTACAACACCTTCGACGCTATCGTCGTTAATGATGCGGAACTGACGCCCGTGGATATTGAGACGCGACCCAGCATTGGGCCGTACAAGCACGAAATCTCCTACATCGCAGTACGGGCCTGTCGGGAAGCGTGAAGTATCGGAATAGCAATCCGGCCCCATCGCAACTACAAACAGCACCGTAGTCATCAACTCTTCGTCTTTGACCGTTTTTTCCGCTTTAAGGATACCGCTATCGAACTTTGCTTCGATGTCGGGGATTGCACACAGGATTTTGTAGCCCGTGGGGGTAGGCAATTGTGTTGCCTGTTGCTCGTCACTCATTAATCATTCTCCAAGCTGTTATTAAGGTCATCAACATAGCGTTTTACCGCCAACATCCCATGCAAAATCCCGCAGATATATCTGTAATCTGCGTAATCTTTAGCTACTCCACTACCCAAGTCTTCTTGAACATCGGCAAGGCGTTCGTTGATTTTTTCCAAAATCAAGTCAATTACGGTCATTCTTCACTCTCTTTCTTAGGTTTTTGAGCCTGCTGCCCCTGATGAGCGCGGTTTTCTGCGCCTGTCCGGGTCTGATGAAACTGATCTTGAAGTTTCTGCGTCATTTGATGCTGTCGGTCTCGTTGAGCTTTCTCAGTTTCGTACGTGCGTTTTTCAGTTTCGGACGTACGTCGCATACTTAATTCGTTATTTTTTAAATTAGCTTGAGTATCAACTTTACCCGCTTCAAGCGCCAATTTAGCCTGTTGGATCTGAATATCTGCTTGCTGCGCCTGCGCTTTAAGCTGTAATTCTGCTTGTTGATTTTGTGCCTTAAGCTGAATTTCTTGCTGCCGCAGTTTCAATTCTTCACGCTGAATAATGTTCAACGGGTCTTGCGCTTCCTGCTGTTGCTGTTGTTGTGCAGCTTCAGCTTGGTTTTTCTGCGTCAATTGTTTCTGCGCTTCAGCCACTACTTTAGATAGTTGCACTTCAACATCAGGCGGCAACTGTTCATCTGACGGCGGCAACGGCACGCCCAACTGCTCTTCAATATGCTTCCTGTAAGCAAACCCAATATGCTCGGCAACGTGATCCATAAGCGCCGACCCAATCGCTTTAGCTTTTGGGTTCTTCTCCAATAGCGCCTGTACTTTAGGATCTTCGGCCATCCCCATATGCACCGTGATATGCGCTTCGTGATCTTGCTGCAAAAATGCTTTGACTGGTTTGCCAGCAAGCAAGCGCATATTTTCCGTAACAGGATCGGTAAGTTTCTGGTCTTCTTCGGTCGGGATAATTTTCCCAATGTTCTTTACGCCAAGCACCTCAAGCATCTGTTTGTGTAGCTCAGGCTCGTCGTAAATTTGCGGCGCAGATTGCGCTAACTGCATCACCGCCTGCCACTGCGTGACTTTCTGCGCCATCGTCGAGGCATTTGGGTCGGACACGGGGATAACGTCCACCATGTCGTAGTCAGCTTTTTTAGCCTTCTTCCCACCCTCTTCCGGCTCGTAGTCGTACTCGTCAGGAGTGAAATCCCGGATGATCGCGGCCAATAGCCGAAGTTCGCGTTTCATCGCGTAATGCACGCGGGAGTGGACGCTCGACATTACTTTCAACGTGCGCTCAAGAATCGCCAGCGTGGTGCCTACCGGAGACTGCGAGGACATATCGCTGATTTTAATATCAGATGTACTGGCAAACTTCCGCCCTTCTTCCACGATGTTTTGCATCAGGGTGAAGAGGACTTGTGACGGCTCCTTATACGGGAGCGTCATGATGTTGTCCTTGATGGTGCCGGAGGCAACGTCTACGTCGCGGAACTCTCCGGGGGAGATGGGGGTGTCGTCTCCTTTGATTCGCATCCCCCGAGTTTTGAACCCACCCGGTAGGTTGGACAGTGTTCCAGCATCCACAAGCTGACGTATAAGCGAAGTGCCTGACTTAGCGAAACTGCCAAGAAGATGCACAAGACCGAACGCATAAAAACCGAAACCGGGGATATATGGGTAGTGGACAAAGTGTTCTCGCTTAAGTTTCTTCTCATCGTCGGGTGCCCAGTTGCGGTAAATAGCTAGGACAGTTTGGGTGGACTTCTCAATAGTGACAACGTAGGGCAGCGCAATACCACCCATTTCCATTTCTTCGTTGTCGGCCTCGGGGTCTTCCTCGTCGTACTCCGACAAGTCGAGGTCAACGTGCATTTCGAGGATCTTAAAGCGGTCGTCAGAGGTGGCACTGAAGCCCATGTTCTCCGCGATCTTTTTCTCCACCTCATCAAGGTTTCCCTTGGTCGGCTCACCGAGGTCAACGTCCCGGTAGAACCCACTGGCTTGCAACTTAATCACTTCATTCTTGGACTTCCGCATCACATGCGTAACGCGCTCGGCGGTGTCCAAGTTAGATGCACCGTAGGGCACAATTAAATCTTCCGCCGGGACGTAGAGGGAGATTTGGCGCTCAATTGCTGGGTCGTAGTACACTTTCTTGAACGCATTACCGCTCAAGCCCAGACCCCACAACATCCGCTCATGCTCGGGGCGATACTCCGTCATCACCTCCGTCAACTGGAAGTTCATATCCGCCGCGACGTTGATTGACGCCTGCTTCTTCTCAGGAGTCTCTTTGCCAATGATGGTCGTCTTCACCGGCCCGCTCGGCGGGAAGGTCTCCATGATGGTCTCGGCTTGGAACTTAACGAGCGCCTCGGATAGCAGGGGGTGGAACACCCCGCACGCACCGTTCCACGGCTCAGTCCGCTGCTCAATCTTCAACCCCAGCAACTCCAGCCCGTCGATGTAGGTCTGCAACCAGTCCTTGCGCGACGCGGTGTCCCCATCAAAAGAGTCCAACAGGTCATCCGCAAGGGACGAGAGCGTCTTATCGTCGAAATCTTCGGCTAAGTTCCGGTAAAAGTCTTCAACTTCGGGGTCTTTCTCGTCAATGACAGGTTCCCCAAGAAGCTCCGCAAGGGCAAACTCGGCACCGGAAGGCATAGTGTTATCTTCCCCCGGCAGGGTGGAACCGTCGTCTACGATTTCAATCTGTAACTCTTCGTCGCCCATTTACGGCTCCTTAGTAATACGGTTTTCTGTTCGGGTTGCGGTAACGCATCGAAATATCTTCGTCTGGCTCGTCCAATGTCGCACGGATATACCCGCCTTGACGGAACCGCGCCAATGCCATCGACACCGAGTCAACGTAGTCGTCATGGTCGCCCGCAGGGAATGACGCTACTTCTTCAATCACTTCCTCTGCCCAGCGGGTCTCAGGCACCCACACTTTACCGGATGCGAATATATCAGATACTGCGTTAAGTCTGGATATTTTGTCGTTGCCCTTGGAAGGCGTGAACTCCTGCACAGGTATACCCATAGCACGTAGTTCATAAATTAGCGGCGCACCTGATGCTTTCTTTTCGATAATAACGCCGTCTGGTTCCCAAGACCGATACTGTTCTATTGCTACACGCTTTAGCTCAGGAAACTCCATTCGGTCTCGAAATGCGTTAAGCAGGATAATATGCGCCTGCGGCTTGCCCCGGTCGGCTTTACTCACTTCCCAATCAGAACCGTCATCGTCACGGTAGAAAACACCCCACGTAGTACATGCGGAATAGTCGGCACGATTGTTCTTTTCAAATGCCGTATCCCACGACATCAGCACAAATTCACACTGCGGTGGGGCTTCATGTTCCCAGATTTTCCACCAGTCGCGTTTGATAATCGCACTGGCTTCAGATGTGGGGTCTTGCATGTACTGCGCCATCCACTTGGAGTGGGGCAACTCCTGCCGCAATACCGCAAGTTCTTCCAGCGGCCAGAACTCAGGCCACAGGGGGTTCCCACTGGGCATAATCGCCGGGAAGTCGATGACCTCCCACTCTTCACCGTCCCGCAATGCAGCAGCTTTCAGCACCTGAGCGGTCAAATCCCGCTTAGACCAGCGGGTCATCACGACAACAATGGCACCTCCCGGTTGGAGTCGCTGTCTTGGGCCTGAGGTGTACCACTCATACGTCTTGTCGTAGACCTCGGGGTTGGTTTCAGCAATGGTGGCTTCTTGTTCGCTGTGTGGGTCATCGATAATCAGCAGATCAGCACCCTTCCCAGTGACTGCACCTCCAACACCGATAGCGAAATAGTCACCGCCCTTGCTGGTATTCCATCGTCCTGCCGCTTTTGAGTCTACTTGCAGCACCGTATCAGGAAAAACAGACCGATAATTCTCTTCATCCACTAAATTTCGGACTTTTCGACCAAAATTAACCGCCAATTCAGCAGTATGAGACGTTTGGATGACCTTTTTCTCGGGAAATTTGCCCAAAAACCATGCTGGAAGAAGATAAGACGCAAATTCTGACTTGGTATGCCGGGGTGGCATATTAATAATGAGGCGTTTTATCTCGCCTCGGGCTACGCGCTCAAAGGCACGGGCCATAATCTTGTGATGTCTACCCGAAATGAACCCCGGCCACATGCGTTTTACAAACGGGATGAACTCTTCTTGTGCAGCTTCACGATTTCTCAGCTCTTCAAGACGCTCAAGATCATGCAACAAGTCACGTTGTTCTGCTTCTGGGAGCGTAGGCAACACTTTTAGCAACGCAGATAGCTCTGCGTCCGAAAGATTAATATCTATTAACTCTTTTTTATTCATCGTCAGTATCAGAGTTATCTATTACTTCTTCGTCTTCTTCGTCGGATTCTTCTTCTAACTCTTCTTCGTATATTGCATCTTCAATTTCTACGTTT